GCAAACTCTAATTCTACCTGTTCTTGTGCCATTAAACTAATATGTTCTAAAATATTTTTTTGCATAGCAGCCATAATTGGTGGATTGTTTCTAACCATGTTAGTAGACATAAAATTTAAGTGAGCTGTAACGTGTGCTCTGTGATCTTGACCACGAAAAGCTTGAAAAGGTTTACCACCCAAAGCATTTATGTGTTCTAATGCAGGGTCCAATGGTTGAACTGGTGCAGGAGGTGGTAATATCGCATCAATATTTTTTACACCAAGTGCCTCGTACATTTTTCTATAAGCAGAATACAGATTATGTATTTGTGGTTGAGATGTTGCAAGTTGTAATTCTGTTTGTGCTAGTGTTACTCTCTGTGCCATTGAAAATATATTTGGATCTGCAACAGGTAATATATCTACCCTCTCATCAAAATCCATTTGTTTAATTTCTCTTGTAGCACCAACAACATCATATGGATAAGTTGGTGGTAAATAAGTTTTAAAAACTTTAGAAAGTAATTTAAATTCTGTTCTCATTGCAGAGTATAATCTTTTGTGAATTGCAGACATAACTCTTGAACCACGTTCAAGAAGAGCAACTGTTGTACCCACAGCAGCAGCTTGATTACCATCACCAACTTGCATATCAGCGATTGCTGCAAATCTTTGACCTGCACCAACGACAACACCCATTAATTGTAATAATGTTGGAGAAGGTTCTTTGTATGGTAAAGGCATGAATGCATCTCTAAGATTACCACCCGGTGCATCTACATCTCTAAACTCACCTGGTTGTAATGGTGATGCTTCATCTCTAACTCTAATACCTCTTTGTTTAAATCCTGCTGGCAGGTTTGATAATGTACCTGCATCTAATAATTGACGGAGAGCAGCCGTTGCGGTTCTGCTCAATCCGCCAATCATGTGTATTAATCCAAAGCCATAAAATCCTAGACCCGGTAAGAATTTGAAATGAACAAAATAATGGATCTTATTTCTCTTTGGATCAGTTGGTTCATAATTACGTCTAATAGATAAAACTTTTTGACTAGACTCTTCGACAGTAACTATGTAAGGTAATTTAATTCCAGTTGGATTTAACTCATTATCTTTATCTTCAAAACCTTCTAAATCTAAATTAACATGACACTCTAACAAAGTATAAATATCATCTTGTCTGCCTGTTTTTTTAGTTCCAGAAAGTTCTCGTTCTTTTTTTGTTAACTCGTCGTTTTGATTTACACCTGGAGGTCCTAATTCTACATCAGAATAAAAACCACCCACTTGTTGTTTTCTTAAATCATTTTCAGAAATTTTTATTGTATGGATAATTGATTCCGCATCGTCTAATGAGGTAGCCGTATACGGAACAATTAAATCCTCGGCAGGTATAAATTTACTTACTGCCCTTCCCAATAAATCATCGTAATAAACTTTTTTAAATGTTGAACCTGCAAGTGGCAGATGAAATAACATCTGATCAAATTCTGGTTCATACTCTTCCATCTTTTCCATTAGCTCGTAATTCATATAATCTTTTACACGTTGTGACTGAGCTTCTTTTGCAGGATCGGGTTTACCGACGACTTGAGTTCTAACAGGTCCTTCTGCTGGTAATAATTCTTTGTAGGCACCAGCTTGGAATTGTGTAACAGCTTCTGCAAGAACAGGGTGAGTTGCACCTGATGCTCCTTGAAACGGCTCTGTTCTGTTTTCGTATTTAAATCCTAAAAGATCTAAACCTTGTATGTAAGATTGTTCCCAATCTTTTCTCGATGTTTTGTATTCTTTGTAATTACCAACTAATTCTAGACCAATTGGTTTTAAAACATCTTCTGGTAATAATTCTGCTAAGTTATCAAAGTGTCCTGGTTGACCTTCAATATTTACTTTACTTGGATCAAAGTTA